TCTTCAATAAAACCCCAATCCCCAGCACAAAAGCGGTAAGCGTATTCGGCTCCAGTGCGAATGTTACCGGCAGCGGATACCCATCCTTGATCGAACGCCAGCGTTTTATAGGTCGCCGAGTTTAGTTTAGTCTCACAAGCGAATTGCCAGATGTCTAGCATCTTGGGAGCAGTGGCAAAAACTGGCCCATTGCCAAGCAATTTATTAGTGTGCGACATGACGCGCTTGTCAAAGCCGAGATTATACGCGGCCAGCACATTGACGCCATAGTCTGCAATGTCGGCTTGCATTGTCGATACAATGTCTAGCCAAGGAACAAGCGATATTTCGCCAGCATCTAGCATTGGAGCATAATGCGAGAATGTTTTTTTGGCATAAAAGCCTCCCATCATAAGATCCGCGTCAGTGAAAATTTCAGAAACGAGCGCGGTATATTCTCGCANAATTTCGCCGCGTTTGTTGGTGATGGTATAGCCNACGTCGTAAACGTTGCCGGTCAAATCGGCCGTNTCNGTGTCTAGAACCANAAAGATATTTTGTGCCTTTGGCATAAGTGCGTCTCCGCTGTTGAATGAGTGGGTATTATAACACGCTGTTTTATAAAAGACCATGAGTAATTTTCATGTTGTTTTGAAAAAAATTCGCTTGACAGCGGCCAGGCCGCTATGGTAAAATCGGCGCGCCCAGGGCATAAGCCCTGGAGTTTTTATCGCTTTTAGTTATATGTCAAAGTATACGCCACCATTCTCGTTTTCTTTTATTTCCTCATAGGGATTTACAACCTTGCGGAAAAATTCCTGCTTTGCGCCCTCCAGCGCTCCAACAACGTCGCTAATGTTATGGTAGCGCAATCCATGCTCCGCAATGTATGCCGCGCATAGCATGGATATTTGATAGTTCAAGTCGCCGCCATTTTGCGCCGTGACGAGATTGTCACGGCTTTCTTGTGTGATATAAGGCATGATCTATGCTCCCTTTTTAGCTGCTCTTAGAGCGTATTGATTATCGAAGGCCATGCCATAAGCGGCAGAAAATCCATCGATAAATGTATCGTATTCCCCTACCCAATTCCATAGGCGGTGATGCGTAAACGCAACATCGCTAATTGCATTAGGGGAGAATGTTTTGCATGAATTGATGCAATATACGGGTTTACCTTGGCCTATAGCATGGCCCGCTTCCATCACAACGCCGCGTTGTTCCTCGTCGCTATCGCCACACCAGATGATAACGCAGTCTGCCTTGGTAACATCTTGCAGGCAGTGCTCCCACAATATGTCTTTACAATGCGTGACGATATAGGAATCGTCGGTGTAGTCGATCCATCGTCCCGTAATGTCAAAGCCCATGTCTCTCACGCTTTTCCATAGGTCAGCGTGCCATACCTTAGATGCACCATAGATTTTCATTAGTTTTCCTCCGTCAAGTATCGATGAATCTCATAAGCCACAAGCGCCCATGTTGCGACGAACATGGTTCCAATTACGATAGAAAATAGTGTTGCCATTTATCGGGTCTCCGTCTTAATAGGCTTGTATTGTATCATGCCTTGCTCGTCAATTACAACAGCCAAAATATCTTTTTTCTTTGGCGTTGGTCGTAGTGATGGGCCATTACATCCCGGCATTTTCAATGCTGCCAATCTTTCTCTCAACGTGCTCATGATGCTATACAGAAAACATAAGGGCAAATCATAAAGGCAACAATGCCAGCTATTAGTTCCATTTCTCTTTGTGTCATCTGCTATCTCCCTAGTTGGTGAAGTCATTATGCCAAAGCATTGCCCAGTTGTCTAATACCGATTTGTTATATAGAGGGGGGCGGTTATGCGACTTGGTTATAAGCGGCTCGCGCGGGCTCCCACTCACGCGCAACTTTGGGTAATTTTTACCAAAAAAGGTGCTAAAAAATTTTCAAATTGTCATGAAATTGTCATATTTGTATGATATAATTATTGTGTTCCGAAGGAGGGAACATAATATGGANGCNTACNTNGANTANAAAAATGAAATAAAATTTGTGGACAAANCGCGCTCCGCGATTATCCACCACGTCCGACCNGGCATCAAATACGGAAATGTCTATTTTGAAGCCGGCACCTACTCAGAAGGAGACTACGGTATCGAAGCCGGGTATAAGGTCAAGTTCAAAAATATTTTGTTAAAAGGAAAATGGGAGGGGTTATCCGATGACACTCTCAAGCACAAACTTGAAACAGAAATAAGATTCACCTGGTAAAAAATAATTCTTGACATTTAGGTCCAACCAATCTATAATATCTTTACTATGGATGTTATAAAGATTAACCCCGAAAACTTGGAAGTCGCTAACGCGTACCTTTCTACAGGGTCGGCTATTGAAGCCGCTTCCAAGTTGGGCATATCTCCCGATGTAGTTTATAGTGTCCTTGAGAAGGGCGATGTAAAGGATTACATTTCTAGCGTTTATCAAGATCAAGGATACCGAAATAGATTTCGATTAGCAGAGTTGCTAGATGAAGTCATTGAATCCAAACTACAAGAAGCTAGAGATTCGGATATGTATTCATCAAAAGATCTTGTAGATATTATAGCACTCGCTCATAAAATATCAACCGATCATAGCAAAACCGCAGCACCTACCAAACAAACTAACGTTCAAGTTAATTCGTTCGGAGAGGGTAACTATGGTAAGTTGATGGAAAAGTTACTAAATGGACCAAAAGACGTTGGCTGAGAAGTTTACAACACACGAAGCCGTCTGCGCCGAAAGGTGGAGAACGGTATTTAATAAATTGGAGGAGTTTGACGAGCGCTCAACTCAAAGATATGAAGAGCACAAGAACGAATTTCACTCTTACAGAAAACTCGCATTGTCTAGTCTTGGACTTATTGTTATGTTTCTTCTTGGACTCTTAGCTTCTGGAGGGATGCAATGATTTATAAGAAAGGTGATTTTTACAAGTATGAGGGAAGTGCTAATAAATTCGAGTCTTATGCTGAAGCTTTGAAGGCTAGTGGAATTAAGGGGAACGCAGTAGAAAAAGAAGAGCCTCCTAAAGTAGAAGAGGACGATTTAAGTCCATTGGAGCAGATGTGGAAATCAGCAGAGAAGATATCGTCACCGACAGAATAGTTCCTGGTAACTTTCTAAAAGTACCTATTGATAACTATTTAGATGCTATAGGCATAGATCCTATACAATCTCAGGTTGCGATTATCAACGCAATTAATAACGATAAGTATCGCTTCGTAGTGGGTGCGCTATCGCGAAGGCAGGGCAAGACCTATATTGGGAATATTATTGCTCAAGTAATTGCTCTTGTTCCGGGATGTTCCATACTTATAGTATCACCTAATTATACTCTTAGTCAAATATCTTTTGATTTACAACGACAGCTTATAAATCATTTTGACCTAGAGGTAACGCGAGATAACACCAAAGATAGGGTTATTGAATTATCAAACGGTTCAACAATTCGTCTAGGTTCAGTAAACAATATTGATACGGTAGTAGGACGTTCGTATGACTTTGTTCTCTTTGACGAAGCCGCTCTGTCAGAAGGCGAGCAGGCTTTTAACGTTAACATTCGCCCAACTTTGGACAAGCCTGGGTCGAAGGTATTATTCATTAGCACCCCTCGGGGTAGAAATAATTGGTTTAGTCGGTTTTATAATCGTGGTTATGACGATAACTATCCTCAATGGGTTAGTATAAAAGCTACTTGGCATGATAACCCACGAGCATCAGAAGCTGACATTGCGGAGGCTCAGAAGTCAATGAGCGCAGCGGAATTTGCACAGGAGTATCTTGCAGACTTTAATATCTTTGAGGGGCAAATCTGGAACTTCAATTATAAGGAATGTGTTCAAGATCTTAGCGAAATGGATTTCCGTGGTTATGAAGTATTGGCGGGAATTGACGTCGGGTTCAGAGATCCCACCGCCTTCTGCGTAATAGTGTTTAAAGATGATAAATACTATGTAGTAAAAGAGTATTATCACGCAGAGAGAACAACTGATGAGCACGCTGAAGCCTTGCAACCTTATTTATCAGAATGGGATATTGATTGGATTTATATTGACTCGGCAGCTCAGCAGACAAGGTTTGACTGGGCTCAGAAATATGACATAAGCACAGTCAACGCCAACAAATCAGTTTTAGATGGAATAGCACACGTGGCAGCAATAGTAGATAATGATAGGTTAATAGTAGACCAAGAATGTGTGGAAGTATTACGCGCTCTAGACCAATATAGATGGGATCCTAACCCTAACTTACTTCGTGAGAAGCCGGTTCACGATAGCTCTTCTCACATGGCTGACGCATTGAGATACGCTCTGTATTCATTTGTAGAGGAAGCACCTACGTTTTAACTACCTAATAAAAAATAAACCTTGACTTTTAGTTCATAGGTTGTTATGATTATCAGATAGTGTTCTAAAATTATGTTAAAGAGAGACCCAGTTAAATACATAAGGGATAAAGCAAAGTCAAGATACGAAAAAGCAAGTAGTTGTTATATTTGCGGGGACAATAAAAGACTTGATTTCCATCACTACTACACATTAGCTCCTCTTCTAAATAAGTGGTTAGAGGAGAAAAAGAAGACACGCCCAGAACATTATACTGATGAGTATATTACAATCTGGAGAGAAGAATTTATAGATGACAATTGGGCAGAGTTATATGAGGAAACAGTAACTTTGTGCCATAGCCATCACTTAAAGCTCCATAGCATTTATGGAAGAGACCCAGCGTTAGTTACTGCACCAAAGCAGGAACGTTGGGTAGAAATACAGC